AGCATATAATTTTGCTCTTCCAACAGCATATAAAGTTGGTGCACGTTGTGCTTCTTGAACACCAGTTAATTGTGTTCCTGTAAAGTATGATTCAGCAGCAGTTAAGATACCATCGTTACCACCTAATACTAAGTCTCTGATTAAACCATCTAATATTTTTCTAACATCTCTACGACATTTTCTTTCTGATGTATCATCAAGATTTAAGAATGGGAAGTATGCTTCTGTATCACGTAATGCTTGATCTGCAATAAGAACTTTGTTTCTAGAAATTAGGTATGCAGCATCTAGATATGTTCCACTAGCATTGTTAGCAATAACATCGTTCCATAAGAATGATAGAGTATCAATAGCAGATGTTACATCATTACAAGCATTTCCACTACCATTAGAACTACCATCTGCATTTAACAAAGCTGTAGATGTAACTACAGTGTCATCAAAATATCTTGGTAGACTAGAATATTTTGGTGTATAGATTGGTTCTGTAGGAGTTCCATTTCCAGTTCTCCAGTTGTTTATGCAATATATTGCTAACTGTCTAGCATATTCAATAGCACGAACATTTTCTATAATTTCATCATCAATATATGTTATCTTACCACCAACAATATATTTCTGAGAACCTTCAAGAACGTTATGGTTTGTACCAAATTCTAAGTCTCTTATAAGAGCATTGATAAAGTGAACAACATCTTGCTTACATTGTGTATCACCATCATCTCCTGATGCACTATAAGCACTGTATGCAGGATATACTTTATTACCAGCACTACAGGATAGAGTCATTCCCTCTAGTTTTATTACATCATCTTCTGCTAATCCTGCTATAGGAGATGCAGTTGTAACAGTAGCATTACCTGTAACAATATTATCGTAAACAAAATTAGTTACATTAACAGTGCTTCCACCAAATGTTACTGTACCACCAGAAACGTATGTGTGTTCTTGTCCAGTAAGTCCAACAAATATTTTAAAATCATTTCCACCACCAGCACCAATATCATAAACAGAATAATGATATCTTGCAAACTGATTATTAACCTCACCAAGAACTTCTTCTGCAATAAATTCTCTGTTGTTACGAAGGAATGTACAAGCGTCTTGGAATCTTCTTTCTACTGGTGTAGATATTGGGAAGGTGTTTGGAGAGTTTAGAAGTGTAAGTGTAATAGACTTTGAAAAAGTTTTTACAATAGCAAATTGACCAGGATCCAGATTAGCATCTGTGATTGCTGGCATTTTTTTAGGAATTACAAATCTTCTGCAACGACCATCAGCATCTTCAATTACTTTGTAAATTCTTTGCTTACCATTTAATACTGATAGATCAGGGTTGGAAGTTGGTAGTCCTTCTATTAATATTTCTTGACCATCTTTAAACTCGTGTGTATTATTTCTACCAACTAATGCGTTTGTGTAGAATACGATACCACCTAGATCTTCTGCGTTACCAAACTGTGCACTTTGGAAACCATCTTGAGCAATACTAGCATCACCTTGTAATGAGAAGTCAATTCTAGCAATAGGTAATGATGTAACGTAATCTTCGTCAACAGATACAACTTCACCCTCAGCTCTAATTGATTGAAGAGAATTTGTATTTAAAGTATTGACGGTAGCATTTCCTGTAAAGGTTTCTATTTGTGCTGTGAATACATTGTTCCAACCAGTAGAACCTAGAAGAGGTATAAAGGTTACTTCCCATGCTGTGGGAGTGTTAATATCATTAGGTTCAATTAAAGCAACTTCATAATATCCAGTTGATGCAGTAAATGCTGCATTACCAGCATCAGAAAGATACACATATGTTCCTGCAGGAATTGCAGAAGTAGGATCTTGTGTGTATGTAATTTTATTAGCAGCTGTCGTTCCTGATGTATTCAATGATTGTTGAGCACCAGTCTGAACTGAAACTACGTAATTAAATTGTTCACCTTCTACAAAAGAACCACTGACTAATTTAACATCAATATTACCAGCAACATATGCACTCGCACCTGTAGTTTGAGCAAATTGCACAGCAATAATATCTGCTCTAGCACCAGTGTTAACACCAACAACTTGTAAACCAGTAGTTAGATTTGCTAAACCAGTGTTGTCTTGGAAACCAACACGGAACTGTTGAGGTCCGAATATTTGATGACCTATTGGCCAAGATGTTCCAGAATCTCCATTTGCTTCTTTATCAATTATGACTCTTTGCTTATCGTCAAAGACCATAGCAAAGTCCCAAGTAGCAACTGCGTCACCATTAGAGTCAATCTTATCTCTATAGGTAACACCGATTACATAGTTCTTATCACCAAACTTAAAGATATGTTTCTGTGGGTTAGCAGGACGAATGATAACAAGACGTAAGTTATCTCCAACAACTGATGCATCAGGAGGTAGTGAGATTGGGTTATCTTCTACATAGTCTCCACCAGATACAATAATAGTTTCTTTAACGCCAGGTGTTGACCATGCTAATTGTGCTGCTTTTTTAATACTTCTAACTGGGTTTACAGCAGAACGACCATCGTTAAGATCAGAACCAATTTGCTGTGAAACGTAGATACGACCACCAACGTCATTCGTTGCTAGGTTGAGGACGTATTCTGTAGTTGCAATCTTGTCGGATCTATCACCTAGTAAAGGTGTAATAGATTTTGGAAACTCACCAGCAGGTCCTGTTGCACTATATCCATATGCATTTGTATCTACAACACGGAAACCAATATGTTTGAAATTAACTTCGCCATTTAATGCTTCGCCATCTGTATGAACAGGTGCATCAGATCCTGTTTGTCCTGAGTTTAATGCTTGGTATACGTTTGCTCCAAAATATCTGTAAGCATTTGTCTGTAGAATAATATTTGGAGACCAAAGAGTACCAGAGTTATTAACAAATGTTTTTAAAGATGGTGCTCTAAATGCTGCGTTAGGAGTAACAAAGTTATCAATATCAAGGTTAAGGATTCTCGCAGTGTCAGAGATGATAGAAGTTGAGGTTCTAATCGCACCGTTAATATCAAGTTCAAAGTCTACAGTATCGAGAACTGCTGTTGCAGCAGCACCAACACCACCACCGCCTGATAAAGTAACTAATGGAGCAGTAGTATATCCGTTGCCTGGTTCGTTAACAGCAACAGAAACAACTTGTCCGTTAAAAATAAAAGCAGAACCTTGTGCTTGAACACCTCCACCTGGTGGTGCAGCAATAGTTACAGTTGGTGGTGATATGTATCCAGAACCACCAGAATCTATTTGAACGTCATTAACTCTTTGACCCGTTCTGTTTATACCAACACGGGGCAATCCTGTACTAGAATCTAACTGTGTTCTAAGAATTTCTTTCTCATCAGAACCAGTTCCACTTCTAATTGTAAGTTCATTGTCGCCGATAAGTTTCGGGTTGACGCCCCTAAACTTTTCTTTATCGGAATTAATATGAATTGCCATGTCGCAGTTTAACTCCCAGAACCTGTATTATCCTCAGTTATATTTAGCATCATCAAACCCAAGCTAGACTAGTAACTCTGGTAGATGCTGCCCATTTAATTGTGGACGTAGTACCAGCTCTAACTGTTGAGTATGAAAATCTGTTTGAAGCACCTACGGGAACGATAGACCAAGTTTGACCTGAGGGAATGTCATCTTTAATCACAGTCTCCATTGTAGACATAACAGAAACGTTGCCACTACCATCGCAATAGACTGCAGACTCTAGTTTGTTAGTGAAAACAACTCCAGTGTCATTAACTGCGATAATATGACCAGTCACAAAATTCATAGTATTATTAGCGATAGGAATTTGTGTACCTACACCATCCAATGCCAGAGATGCAGTATTAACACCTCTCAAAATATATGTTGTTGTATTGCTATCTGTGTATTGTGAATTTTTAATTTCAAGTGTGTTGAAATCTTTACCATTCCTAAGTTCATCAATAACTGAGGTTCTAGCAATAGAAAAACCACCAGTTGAATCAAACTTGTCTATAGTAGTTGCCATTTTTATTTCTTAGTGATTGTTGATGAGAAGGTAATCTTCACTGAGTTAGTAGCAGGAACATTTGCTCCTAACAATATATTTAACCTTGCTTCATTACCAGCGGTAAATTCAAACGAAGGAATAATGAGTTGATAATCTGTTCTCAAGTTTCCATACTCGGTATGGAATATATCTGTGCCATCATCTGTGACACCAAATTCAATAAACTCTTTTTCACCATCTTGTAAGTTTTCTGCAACAACAACTACCTTCGCACCTTTAGCAGCTGCAACAGAATATATGTTAGATCCACCGTTGTTTGATGATCCTTTAGTTAATGTTATAACCTCTGATAAGATTTTAACATCAGCAAGTTCAAACTCTTTTAGATCTCCATCAAAAACTTTAACACCATTATAACTACCAGTTCCGAAACCAGTATTTAAATACACATCACCTTGATCATCCAATCTTAAAATAGGATCTACATAAACACCTGTAGAAACACCAAGATCAAAATACTGTTTTGAAGTATGTAGGAATGTACTTAGTGCATTTGTATTATCAAATGTAGTATCTGCATTATTAAATGTCATCAAGTTTGCAGTAATTTCAAACTGTTGACTTGTCTGAGATCTAATTGTATCTACTGAGAAGAAGTCAAGTGCAGTTGTTGTTAACTGCATTGTATTACTTCCATCATTGTAGAAATACAAGATGTTTTCATTTGATCCAGCAGATAATTCTGGAATTATATAAGTGTTTTGATCAACGTCTTTTACTCCACCAAGTGAACCCCAGTTAGTTCCATCATAACCTTCGTAAGTTAGAGTTGTAGTATTGTATCTGATAGATCCTTGCTCAGCTGTTCCTCTCTGAGCAGTAGATCCATTTGGAATTACAAGAGATGTTTCAGCATCAATAATAACTCTCTTACCAGAGTTAGGTCTAAGTAATAAATCACTAACGTCTGTATTAATTACATTGTCAAATAATCTTAAGTCACCATTAATACTTAATGGAAGATCTCCTAGAGGTCCTATTCTTAATTCCTCAATATCTTCAAATGTTAGAGGAGCAACCGCTAATTGTGAATATGTAAGTTCTGCAGAACCATTTTGTAATGCACCAGATGTGTGAACTGGTTCATTACCACTTGTAGCGGTAGTACCAGCACCTGTTACTTCATATAAGTTATTTTTGTACTTAACATATTCACCTAACGTTACAGGAGTATTTGCATTCCAATTTGTATATGCAGGAGCAGATACGCTTACAGAACGTACCTTCTTCATATTTACAAACTCAAGATGATTTGGTGTGACTCTAATTGTATTAATATTATCGTTAATAAACCATAGAGTATTATCATTGGCACCAACAGTTTCTTCTGCTAATATTGTAGTATTTCCATCTAAGTCTCTTACACCTCCCAAAGATGACCATGATAAAGAGTTAGTACTATATCCTTCATACTGATTTGTATCTGTGTTATATCTGATACAACCATCTTTTACAATACCAGCAGTAGGTCTTTCTGCTGTATTACCAACAGGAATAGCAAGAGCAGTATTAGTTAAGACGTCAGCAATTCTTCCTGTGTCAGGAGCAACTATAACGTCATATCCACCCAAAGATGATAGACTATTATTAGAACTTAATAATTTAAGATAATCACCAACACTTACAGAAGCACCTTTTAACTCTCCAGATCCTGTAATATTACCACTCGTCGCTGCAATTTGAATTGTAGACCCTACATTAACACCAGCAGCATCTATAGCAACACTATTTGTTAATGGATCTGTAACCGCAAGAGATAGGTTTTCATTTGTAACCGCAGTAATAGAACTCGTTACAGTGGCAGCAAGAGTTGCAGTTGCACTAACAGTCGCATTTGCAATCGCAGCAGCAACTATATCTGCGTCTGGTGTTACTAATTTTTGTACACTAAATTCACCATCATCTACTTTACCTTTTACAACTTCTTCTACAACAACATCAGTAACTGTTATCTCTAGACCACTACCAAATGTCTTAGGGTTGTTTGTGTTGACAGTAATTAATGCTTCATCATTATCATCACCACCCTCGTTAACATGGTCTACATTTTCTGTAGCACAGAAATAGTAAAGATTAGGTGTATCATCAGCAATCTTAATTGTATGATTTGTTCCGTCTACAGTTACACCATTTGTGTATGTTGCACCAAAGAAATTAAATACAACTGCTCCAGCAGTAGTTGGGTTTGCACTTAATGTAAGTGTAGTTCCGTTGACGACTGTTAGTACAGTTGTACCATCAGGAATAATACCATCTCCAGATACTTTCTCAACAGTAAATCCTGCTTGAATACCAGTTGTCGAAGCGACTGTAATAGTTGGTGTATTAGCACTTAATGTTGTACTTAAATTTTCAACTCTACTAGGTGCCCATCTACCATCAGGGAATTGAGATAAAGCAAATACATGACTACCATTTGTGTTATCACTTAAATCAAACGTATAACTGTTACCAGCATACACTGTCCAAGAAGGAGTCATTACTGCTCCGTTACCATCATTAAGATCTAAAAAGTAACGATATTCAGTAACAGCAGTGTTAATATCATATGCTACTGTTGGTGCAGCATCTCTTACAAGAGTAAACCCATCTTGGAAACCAAATGTATCACAAATAATATAGGAAATATTATTATTAGCATTGGTCTTAACTTTCTGAATTTTAACTGGAGTACCAGCAGAAGTAATTGCTGAAATTGATAACGTAATGTTGTCAGCAGGAGTTGATCCACCAACAGATGCACCTGGTAGTGTAACTGTATCACCCACCGCATAGAAGTAACCTTCAGATCCTGTGGTAACAGTTGCAGATAATACATCACCCACCGCATCTCTAGTAACATCAAACGTTGCACTACTACCATTTCCAGATGTTTGACTAGGTGCCACTCCAGTATAGTTTTGATTTGCAGCACCACCTACAGTTGTTGAAGTTGTAATATTACTTGCAAGTATTCCACCACCAGCATCTCTAACCAAATCTCCTACACTAAATGTATTAGCTGGAAGAGAGGTGCTTGTAAATACAATCTTATCAACCTGTAAATTAGTGACAGCATATACTTCTGGTTGTACAAGATCAAATGAACTTACATTTAAGACATCTCCTATTGTATAACCATTACCACCATCTACTATGGTTACTTCACTAGCAAAACCTAGAGTTCCAACAGTATACTCAAATCCACTACCACCACCATACTCAGGTTCAAAATTAACAACCAGTGCACCAGCTATGGTTGGTAGAATTGATAACTCTACAGTTGTAGCATCTACAATTTGTGTAACTGTAGATCCAGCAATAATTTCACCATTACCACTTACTTTTACTACAACCATTCCAGCAACGATATTAGAACTATCTGCAACTGTTAGGTAAGTTTGATTTTGGTTAACAACTTTTATATCTGCCTGACCTGGTTGTGTAGGTCCTGCAGACATCGTAAACTGTGTTGCACTGTCAACACTAGCGACAGTAACATTAGCAGGAATTTGTGCTGTGTTATTAATATTCTGAATTAGTTCAACACTATCTCCAACTTCAACACCTGTTGTACTAGCAACAGTAACTTGTGGACTTCCTGCCTCAATAGTATCAACACTAATTGCAAGGTCATTACCACCAGAACCTGGTTGAACACCAGCAGCACCACCACGTTGATTACCTGGTATATACAGTGTATCGCCTGGTAAGTATCCCTGACCCGCTGCAACAATGGTTACAGCATTATATGAATTATTTCCTCCTGCAAATATAACCTCGACATTAACACGCAATCCAGAACCAGCAGAAGTTAAGTTTTGAACTAAAATATTATTATAATTATTAGCACCACCCGCTGCAATACCACTATATTGTATTGCTGTTACACCAGCGTTAGAGTTAAATGTAACACCTAAAAACGAAAGTTCTCCTCTAGCATATGTTGTAACATTATTGACTGCAGTAGCAAGAGTTAATAGATCACCAGTTGTATAACCACTACCAAAATCAGATATCTGATCTAATGCTGCAATCGCACCAAAGTTACCACCAAGAGTAATCTGTAAACCAGAACCTAATGTTGCAGCATCTGCACCGTTTACATCATATAAATCTGCAGCAGCAATACTAATTACATCACCTACTGCATAACTTCCATCGCCAGGTGCGTTAACAATAAATTCAGATACTGTACCACCAATAGTATCAACAACTAATTGGAATCCATTCTGTTGTGAATTTGGATCAGTAAGAGTTAATGAACCACCTTGAAGTGGGTGAACACTACATCCATAATATACAATTAAATTATTTGGGTTAGATGGGACTGCAAATGTTATTACTTTTGTTGCTGCAGCAAAGTAACCAGCAAGAAATTGTGCACCAGTTACAGTAGATCCATCTAATTCATATGTAACACCATCTGCAGCATCAAGAATAGTGTTAGCATCATCTTGTGTAGTAGATATGAAAATTGGGTGTTGATTGTTTGTACTATCACTACAATCAAAGACATATGTTTTTCCTTTTAGTAGGTTAAAATCTCCACCTAAAAATCCATCAATGAAATATTTGTTACCTAAAGAAGATTTAACTATAAATGTTTGAGTTCCTGCAAGAGGAATAGATCCTGTTAATACATCACCTACAGTATAGTTTGATGTAACAGATACAAATTCACTACTGGTAACTCCACCAAAAGGTTGTACACCACCATTCTGTACGTTGAGGTTAACCAACATACCAGTTCCATTACCACCTGTTAATGGAATACTTTTGAATATACCACTAGGATAGTTTGAACCAGATGTAACAGTAGCAGCAAAAGAAGATACAACCACATCAGCAGTCATCTGTGTACCACTACCACCTGTTACATTGAGGTTTGTATATGATCCAGGATAGTAGTTAATACCACCGTTTGTAATTGCACCAGATATCTGATCAACAGTGAAATCAATAGTAGCACCAGTACCACTACCATTACTAACAACAGGAATGTTTAAGTAAACGCCAGGTGTATATGCACTACCTACTTGAGTTATACTTCCACCAAATCCATCTATAGTTGCACCTATAGTTGCACCATCACCAGTACCACCTATGACAGGAATTTCAGAGTAAGTTCCTCCATCATAGTTAGAACCAGTATTAGTAATTGAAATACCTAATGTATCAAGACTGTTTTTCTCAATTATAAAGTCTCTATAATATTTGACACTTGTCGCAGCAAGATCTGATAATTTCTTTCCTGCACTAGCAAAACCTAGTACACCTGTACCATTACGGTATATTCCAAGCGAGACATCATTTACAAATGCTAAACTAGGAGCAGATACTAAACCATCTCCTAGTTTTAAATTACCTGTTGAAAGGTCTGAACCTCCAGCGGTAACTGTAAATATTTGGGTACTTATATCATTTATTTTGACCCTTTGCTGTTCAAAGGTATCAGTACGTGCTACATTAACTGCTGGCATTTTGGATTAACTCTCTTAATAAGGACTTAAGTTCAGAGACTTCATTCTTCAACTTATTTATGTCGTCCAGTGCGGAACCTAGTTGTTTTGATTTGCGTCTAGACTCTATGGCAGAATCATCAAGATTAATGATTGCACCAGTCTTTTGGTCTCTCACTAGACCATCATGTCCAGACACTTTGACAAATTTCATATGCGGAAATTAGAACGCAGCGACTGCTCTTATATCTTGAACCTTGGGAACAAATGCAGGATCTGATCCAGACATCACAATTTTAATAGCAAATGATGAATATTCTGGAAGATCTGAAACACTATATTTTAAATCTTGATAAGAAGATTGTTTCTCTACAATACCTGATATTGTATTTTCACTTGTTGCGATTTCAAATGAATCTGGTTCACCTGATGTGTTAAAGTATATCCAATCAATATCTTCAAAATTCTCTTGACTAGATGCTTTCTTATATTTAAAGAACACTGTAAGGTCACCAATGTCTTTGACATTTGCTAGTAAGTGTACATCAATCGCAGTTGCTGGATTTGTAATAGTAACTTCTTTAGTTACATACTTAGCAATAGAAGAACCATTCTTAGATGTATCTTCAGCAACAAAGTCTAAACCATTAGTGTACATTACCTTTCCAACCTCAAGATATGCATTCTCTTCGTCTGGTTGATTTGGATACTTAACAAAATCACCAACACGGAATATATCAGCAAGTTGATCACCAGTAACTGCATTTCTATTAAAGAGAACATTATCAATTATTCTACCAGTAAAGTCATCGTTTATTGGTTGTACATCATTTCTCAAAGTTAACTGTTGAGTTTGACTATTCCATATAGTTGCTTTACCAGTAATCACGTTGTCATAAGTCTCATTTAATATGTTTGGATTACGTGCCACGACAGTAGCAGCATCATCAATAGAAGCAAATACCTGTGATGGATTTGAATCTACTGTAACTGCACTAAGACCCAATTGATTTCCTAGTGTTACTGTCTCTCCTTTTTGGAAGAACTGACTTGTCTTAACTCTAACATATACAACCTGACCATTGACTCTAGCAATAGTACCAGTTGTTTTTGTAGTTACACCCTTAATTGTTTGATCTGCTTGTAATTGTGTACCACCATTTCCTGCAAGATTAAATTGATATACAGGATAGAATTCAATAACTTGATCTCTTCTACCAAATCTATCTTCTTGTCCAGTAGCATTTTCAATTCTGTTTGATACTGTTTTCACAGTAGCACTTGACAAGTCTATTATTGGACTTAAATGAGACACACTAGACGATATAGACATTTTATAAGTAAGTGACTCAGATACATTGTTCAAAGTTTCATTGATACTGGATGCAATGAATTTTTGATTAGTAAAGTAATGTGGTTCATTTAAAAATGTTTTCTCATAACTTGCTTGTGCGTATGATGTATAATTTACAGATCCAGAATCTACAGGAACTACATTAGTTGTCTTAACTTCTGTGTTTAAAGTTGTGCCTGTAAATGACAAGTATGATACTTGTGGATATAATGTTTCAAACTTTCTATTGAAAGTAGCATATACCATATCTCCACCACCAATAGCATTACCAGCAGCTTGAGAACTCGACTGTATATTATATGTGTCAACACCAGAATTACTTACTTGGAATAATGTGCTGTTTAAAATAGATGCAGTAACACCACCAATTTCTTTAGCAGATCTGTAGAACACATAAGAATTTCCAGTGGTCTCAAATCCATGATCTCTATGATTTACTTTAACAATAGAGTTGTTATTTTTGAATAACTTAGAAGTTGAGTTAGTGTTAGCACTAGCATTTGTTTCAAATGGATTTGTTTCTAGAAGTTCATAACCAAGATTTTCATTCTTAACTAAAAGTTCTGCTGGTCTAGATGTATTGAACTCTGCACGATACATTGTAAACTTAAGATCTTCAAATATATCCTCTGTCCAACTCTCAGTGTTTTGAGAACGGTAAACCGAACCTAAACCTGGTTGAGTTGTGATGACCGTACTTGTTGCTATGTCGGTTTCTCCCAACTTAGATGACCATAACTCATAGTCAATAGAATCTGTCTCAATTACAAGAGCATATTCTGTATCATTTTGTAGATACACTGGATAATCAAATCCAAAATGTGTAGGAGTTGTTGATTGTGTAACACCATCCGTATCAACCGCTACACCCATTCTAACTGCTGGTGTATCTATTTCTATAGATGTCACGATTTCGCATCCTCCAGCACCATTTCCGACGCCTTTGACAACAACTGATGGTGCTTCTGTATATCCAAATCCAGATAGTGATACCTCAGCATTGTAAATCTTACCACCAGAAACTTCTATGCTTGCTGTAGCAGTAGATCCGCCAGGTAATTGTGGACTCTCTATTGTTAGAATTGCACTGTCGTAATTAAGACCAGGATTTGTAACTCTGATACCTGATAACTTACCACTATTTTTTGCAATAGCAAGAACAAAATCTGTACCACCTGTATCATTAGCAAGAGTTACAGATGGAATAATTAGATCTTCATTTGGTAGGAATGATTTACCATTATGATTGCTAAGAACAACAGTATAAACTTGTTCGTTAGTAAGACTATATCTACCAGATGCAGTTGCAACTAATTCTACATTATTCTTATCAAACACTTTGAGTATAGGACCTGACGCAGTAGAAGATGCACCAGTAACATTTTCACCCTTGAGTATTGACATGTTACCACTAGCAAAACACTTAAGGAATGTGTTGGGTGTTAATGTTTTTTCACTGCCAGGTACAATATTTTTTGCTGGTTTTTCAGCATCCACATTTGTGATATATGTTTTAATAGGAATTGTTGTACTCTTCTTACTGAAATACAAATCAATACCAGTTACAAAACAACCACCATCTAGATTTTCTACTTTAAATGTTTGTGCAAGAGGATTAGGTCTTACAGGATTGTCAGTATTACTTTCGATTAACTGTACACCCTCATTAGATTTAAAGACAGATGGTTTTGTAGACACAATACTTGAAGGATTCTCTGGAAGAATACCTGTAGCATAATACTTAACTTCTGTGTAACTATCAACATCTGTTTTTGCTGCATTAGTAGCACTAGATGTAAATCTAAATGTTAGAGTTCCTACAGTGAAGTTTAAAGATTCTGCTGATGCATCATATCCAACAGTATCAATGTCTCCACCCCATATAGCATTTTCATTAGGAGGTGTTCCTGCTGGTAGTATAATCAAACCACTAGCATTACCATACTCATCTGTAGTAATAGATCCATTAAATGCTGATAGAGAGTTTCCTGCAATACCAGTATATCTAAGATCAGGATTTACCCAACGACTAATATCTCTACCTTCTAAGAAAACATATAATCTTGTATTAGGTTTCATCCTACCAACTTTAAATTTGATAGGTACACTTCTTGCAAAGAATGATAATGATGTAGAAACAATACTATCACCTACAGATTTAGTCTGTAGACCTTTACCTACTTCATTGTTTTGTGGACTGATGTTAGAAGAACTTCCAACAGATGCAGTTTGAACTGATGTATTAGCAACTTGTGTATTGACATTGCCTAATGAATTAATAGCAGTAAATGATGATGTAGCACCTACCCAGTTAATAACAAATGAATTATGTAAACTAGAGAAACTTTCTTTTACACTTTCTTTTGCCAAGAATATATTGAATAGATCTGTATTTGTATCTACAACAACTGGTTCTATACTTGAATCATACCACTGATCTATTGATGGAGATACATCACTATCACCAACATACTGAAGTACAACAAATGGGTTTGGATTTACTGTAGATGATGCAAAACTATTTCCTAATAAAGACAATGGAGAATATGGTAGTGTAACCATATGTCCTGTCTTCTTATATCCAGAAACTGCTCTTTGATCTTCTCTTGTATTAACTTCTACTAATCCTACAGAATCTTCTTTAGATTGTGGACGTAGTACAGATTGTTGAGCATCAACAGCACAACGATAATCTAATGATTTAAGATTACCAACTTTATGTGCTTCAAAATTATCAACAACAAAACCAGACTTAAATCTGTCAAGACCTATCTCATCCTTAACTTGCATGTTAAGTGCTTGCTGTTCTAGTATGCTAAGTGTTGTGTAGTATTCTAATCTTTCAATACGTTTCTCTAATTTACCAATGTCACGCATTGTGTAACGTTTATTATCAACTGGAGTTATTCTTACATCTTTACTTGTCTTGGTAAATGCAGGAATATATGCATAGAACAATGGTACTGCATCTTCTATTGGATCTGGTTTAGTTGGGTTAAGAGATGAGTTACCCTCATTAACTACAAAATTACCTTTCTTATCTAAGAAGATACCATCAATACGATCTAAGTATTAACTTGACTGAATGAGAATGTATATTCTAAATTCTTATCAGGAGCAGGACTACTTGCAACAATAGCACCAGCACCAGAGAATGATCCTTCTGTTCTTTCTAGTGTTGATGTATCAAGGAAACCTGGTATAATAGCAGTGCTATCAACCTTTGGTCTAAAGTCAATTACGTTCTTGAGTTCTGTAATACCAAGAACAGATGAGTCGAATGTTGGAATCTCATCTTCTGAAACTCCTGCCTCATGTAAGTAACTATCAATAGTACAGAAATCTCCTTGTGAATGCTCGAAGTAATCGAAAGAAATAACAAGTTGACCAGTTGTTTCTTCAAAACCTGGTTTTAAAACAATACGTGATACATCATAGATTGTATCTCTTTGTCCATCATCAAATGTATATCTTGATGTTACATCAGTACCAGAAATTATATTACCAGCAGTATCAATCTCAGGAGGTTGTGATGATGTTCCTTCATAAACGTAGTTTAATTTAAAAGCATCTGCATAAGATAAAATTTCTACAACTTCTGTATCATAGTCTGTACCTCTTAATGGCACAACACGATCACCAGCAGATGTAACTGTGATTCTCTTATTTTTTACTACAGTCTTAAGTCTTGGTTTTGCATTAGATACTTCTAGTGTTGCGGTTAACTTAAGTTTAGGGAAAGTACCATTAGATGGTATATTTCCAAAATATGCTGATGATAACTGTAAACTAATACTACCTGATGTTAGTCCACTAGCAGTATCAGTAGCAGATGAAATATCTACAACATCTGTTGGAACATAAATGATATCACCTTTTATTATGTCAGGTGCATCGCCAGGATCTAATACAGTAATGATATAATTCTCTTCACTGTATGCAGCAAATCTTTGTGTACCAAATGGTAACTGTGCAGCGAATGTAATTGTACCACCACCTGTAGTTGCAGTAGTTACAAAATCTCTACGGAAGTAATATTTAATTTTAGTATCATCTCCACCAGAAGATATTTGAGATACTTGCTTACTACCAGTAGAAAATAGTAATGTGCCCTTTGCAGCATTGTCTACCTTTGGACGTAATCTTACAATACTAGCATTAGTAACTGCACCAGGCAAAGCTGTGTCCAAGTAAATTCTAGATTTGTATGCTCCTTCTTGTTCTGTTGCATACTGAACAATAGATCTAACAAGATTATTATCATCATCTGAGAATTGTACAAGGTCACCTTGCTGTACAGCAGTTGATGCATCAGCACTGAAACTTGTTGATTCAATAAATGTAGATCCTTGTGAACCAAAAAATGTATAGTCAGTTACAGTCTTAATCTCAGAATACTTTTGACTATCTACGACAACATCAGCAGAGAAATCATTTGCATTTCCAGAACCATAAGCACAACCAATAGACTTAACATTTTGTGGTGTATATGTAGTGACTGTGTTTCTATACAAGATAGGAACAATACTTGCAGCAGCATTAGGAGCAGATGAACCCTCTGGATTTTTTACAGTGATAGCAGGAGGTTGAGCATACTCAATACCTACAGCAGATCTATTAGCAACAGATGCTTTATAAAGTTTACCATCTGTAGTTCTTGAAAGATCTATCTTAGAACTATCAAACTCTAGACCATTAATTAATAGAGTAGCACCATCAGCATATCCTAGTCCTCTATTTTGAATTATGAAATGTGATATTGTATTTTCTTTTGCAATTCTTACAGTTACACCACCCTCATCTCTAATTGTTTCACCAGGTAAGAATCTACCAGATAGAGTCTTCACATATAGTAGTACACCTGTACTATAAACACCAGATGCAGTTCCTTCTACAACACCATAAGCACCACTTGTAATACCAAATACATATTTACCTTCATCAAATGCATTAGTTCCTGTAGGAACAGATTCTAAAACTATCTTAGTAAAGAACTGTGGATCAAAGTAAGAGAATCCAAATGTTGTATTGTATGCATTAGTTCCTGCAGCAAGACGACCTCTAGAAAGAATGATATCTGAGTCTGAGTTAAAACCAGAACCTCTTTGCTTCAAGAAGAAGTTGTTAGGTTTTACTTTACCTATTACAGGAGTGATAGTAGGAGAATAATCTACCACAAATCCAAACTCATCCCCTGAGTTTGTCTGTGCATTTGCTTCTGTTAAGAAAACCTTTCTCTTAAATTCAGTATCAGATAAATCATACTCTAACAATAACTGTTCTAATTCATTTTTAGGACCGAATACTGTGATTTCTAAAAATTGAACAGATGTTGATGGATTGATAAGTGGTTTATTAGTAGTGGCAAAAGATAATGTTTTGAAAGAACCAATTGCTGTTGGTGTGCCAAGATCACTTCTAGTTTTGATGTAGAACAATTCACCAAACTGACTTTGGAAAGTTGCATCTGTTACAGCACCTATAAGAGTTGTAGTGTTTGTTATTTGAAGTGTTATGGTCTTTATACCATCATCGGGAGTAAAGTTAAGACCTCTTCTACTAATTGTTTGTCTATGATCTGTAGATAATTCTGTATTGTTTAATCCAACAGAACCATCATTAAATGTATTGTATAAAAATACGTCAGGATATGCAGTAAGATCAGATCCCTCTTTGTTTAAAGGAACACTACCAAATACATTGGTAACACTAAATGATGGAAGACCCTGAGATTTTAAATTTACATTGTCAGTAGAAAGACTCTCTCTTGCTTTATCAATCTCAAGATACTTAGTCTCTTTATTGACAATCTCATAACCTTTAATATATGCTTTACCAGGACCTATACTTGCAACCATCTTTCTAGAAGACTCAGTTGCATTATATCCATTGTATAAACCAAATTCATCTACAGCATACAAACCTCTGTTACCATCTTTCTGTGCCCATTCTCTAATGTCTACAGAAAAATTATCTACAACATAATCACCTGACTCATCAAATGTCCTACGAGCAAGTGTTTGTTCTAATACACTAAAGTCTGTAGACTCAACCTTTCTTTGGATTACTCCTCTTGATACTGTAAGAAGTTGTATAAAGTTCTTATCAGTAATTGCATTAAGAGCAAACTCTTTTAATATGAGAGATATTTTTAATCTATGTCCACCAGGTGCAGTATAGTTAGATGATCCTATTGCATTATCATATAATGATGGATCTTCTTCTGGAGTAACAATCTCTTCTTTAATTGTAAAACCAACTTTTGCAGATGGTTTATTATAATACTCATCAATAACTAATAGTTCTGATTCACAACGAACAAAATAACCATTGACAAAGTAAATACCTTCTTCTACCTTAACAGCAGAACCAAATCCCATAGCAGGACTTTCTAATGAAGTTACCTCATTTGTATCAGGATTAGTTACTTGAATACTGGTTGGTAGAACACTACCATCTGTACCTACAACGAGTAAAGGTGTATTAACACCATCAACAACTTCTAGAGTCTCACCTTGTCTAAATGTAGTCTCAGTGTTAGACGAACCACTATTGACGTAATTTACAAACAAAGTATCTGCTGTGCTTTCTGTTGCCAGTTTCGTAGAAACTATTCTTCCCTTGACACCAGAAGTTAACCCAAGTAGTTCTTCTCCAACTAATTGGGATATATCATATTTTTTATAAACAATATTATTATTACCATCGTTTACTGCAACTTCTGAAACAGATGATAATTTTACGTAATCTAATTTTGTGTTAAGTCCTACTTCACCAGGAATAACAAGTTCGCCTTGCTTGAAGGCATATTTACCGAAGCTCTCTACTTGGTTTTGAAGAATTGATTGAACCTGTGTTAGTTCTCTACCTTTGATAGAATAGCCAGGTCTGAAAAGAATCTTATAAAAATTCTTTTTCGCATCAAAATCTTCGTAATATGGGCTTACGTTTAGGTTCGTCTTCTGAGGCATCTTACTCCGCCAATAATACTAGTATTCTCGTCATATTATTTAGCGAAGTTTTATAATGCTTAGAATTCAATTACTAACTTGATATCTTCGATCTGGTCAGGTGCACGAGTGATTAGTCTTCTGTTCTCAACATAAATTACCTCACCTGAGTTATTTTCGATCTCAGGAGCAGCAAGTCCAGATGAGAATGTAACGCCTAATAATGTAGAACCATATGCAGTATCTACGTTACCAGATGCAGTAGAAAGTTCTCCAGTGATTGCGTTAGAACCATTAGACTCAAATCCTCTTACTACACCAGAGTCTGTGTGTGCATCGTTTGTTTGGATGTACTTAAGAACTCCAGCAGTTGTAGAACCACTGTCTAATGTCCATGATACAACTGTACCATATGCTGTACCACCAGTTACAGTCTGTGTAATCTTCTCGTCAACAGAGAAGTCTGCAGAAGCACCAGTAATCTTAACTGCTTTTAATCCAGATAATGTATCAGAAGTAGAGAATGTTGTAGTACCCCAGTTAAATGGGTCTTGAATAATTCCAATTCTACGGAAGTCGTTATCTACAGGGAAGTCTCCAGAACCTTCTGAATATGTAAGACGAATGTTAGTCATAACACGCTTACCATT